AAATCTTTCAGGAACTGAATTGCTGCCGGGGTATCCGTCATCGTCTGAGCATCTCGTTCATGTCTGTGGCGGAGATCCGCCCATATGAATGCAGTATTGCAAGGCTCACCAGTCTATCACGCGGAACGCGTCCTACAAACTCCCAAGCGGTCAATCCGTCGAAGAGCAGGTTTTCCACCACACCCCGAGAGCCCACGCGGAGAAGCAGCCACGCGCCGCCACCTGCATTCCAGCGCCTGCGAAGGAAGTTGCGCTGCTGTTGCTTGTAGTGGTCGATCGTGACGACCGTGTCCGACTGCTTCGGCCAGCCAGGGAGATACTTCAGCTCCAGCCAACCGCGCAGGCACTCCACGTCTGGGCACCCTGGGTTGGCCGAGTTCTCCACGGCCTGCGGGTCCGAGCGGATGCGCTTGAGCGCCTTCATGACCGTCGATCGATAGTTGTACTCACCCATCGTCGCTCTCCCGATAGGGGCAGCATTCCCCGCATCGCGTGTGGGGGTCCGGCTCACCGTCGCGCGGACAGTCACGGCAGGTGCATCCTCCCGGACCGATGTCCCGCCTGTGCAGGACTTGGTTTCGCATCCAGGCGGGCCAGCTCTCGACTTCCTTGGCAGCTCGATCGACGTTGGCCCAGAAGTCTCGGTTCTTCTGCGTGTCCAGGTTCCGTTTCAGCTTGCCCTTGCTCACATCGAATCTCCCCAGCTGGAGCCCAGCTCCACGTCGACCTTCGACGGGACCGTGAGCTGCGGGATGCAGTGCTCCATGATCTCGGCCGCGTCCTGGGCATCACCCGCGCCGTGGAAGCTGCCCGTCAGCTCGTCATGCACCTGGAGCTGCAGGTAGTGGCCGGCGTTGTGGACGTCGACGAGGGCCTTCTTCGTCTGGTCAGCGGCCGACCCCTGAATAACACGGTTCAGCGACTTCTGGGTCCAGTCGTACTTGCCATCCTTTCCGACCGGGAAGTGGCAGTGGCGGCCCAGGATCGTGATCACGTAGCCGCGCTCGTCGGCCTTGGCCTTGGCGAACCGCGCCAGCTCCTTCACGAACGGAAGCTTCTCGTCGAACGTCGCCAGCAGCGCGCGGCCCTCTTCGCCGGCGCCTTCCATCAGACGACCGCCGCACTCGTTCGCGTACAGCTGCGCGGACTGTCGGTCCTGGATGTCGAAGTACTGGGTGTCCGCCCACTTCTTGCCGTAGACGACCCACGCGGTCGAGAGCCCCAGCTTCCGACAGAGCTTCGCTCCGCCCAGGCCGTAGATCTTGCCCAGGAAGATTTCCTTCGCCGGCTTCCGATCGATCCCCGCCATCCGGGCGACCATTGTATGGTTGTCCGTATTTCGGTCGCGCCGATACTGCTCCGCTGCCGCCACGGCCGCGTTCCGGGCGTGCTGGCTGATCCCCTTGCCCTTCCGAAGATCCCCAACGGGACAGTTCTCGGCGTAGTGCATGAGCATCCGCGGCTCCTGCTGGGAGTAGTCCAGAGAGCCCCACTGCATGCCCTCCTCGGGCAGGTAGATGGCCCGCCACATCTTCGCGAACTCGTCCCGGGCCGGTTGCTGCTGGAGGTTCGGCTTCTCGCTGGAGAGGCGGCCGTAGCGCGCCCCAGAGCCATCGTCCTGAGCCGCCTCGGAGTCCGAATCGTTCCGCCGGAGCTGGTTGAAGGTCGCGTGGATGCGGCCGTTCACCATGTGCTCACGGACCGAGGCGACGAAGGTGGTTCGGAGCTTGTTCGTCTTCCGGGCCCAGAGGATCCGCTCAGCGACCGGGTGGTCGATCCCCGCCAGGGTCTCCTGCTTGATCTCGGCCTGCCCCTTGGAGGTCTTCTTCAGGGTGACCCCGATCGCCTCCAGCGCCGGCGCGACCTGGGACGGGGCCATGATCCCCTTCCCCTTGGCGGTCCCGATCTTCACCCCCGTGAGGCGGTGGATCTCGTCCAGGGCGGCCTGTTCCTCCCCGCGGGCCCATTGCTCGACCTGATCCAGGCGGTCCTGATCGATCAGCACGCCACGGCGTCGCATCAGCGTGAGGATGGGCTGGACTGAGCATTCCAGGTTGAAGATGTCCCAGAGGCCCGCCTCCTCGATTCGCGTCTCCTGGAGCCGTAGAAGGGCCAGAGGCTCGTCCACGTCGCCCAGGCCGTACGGGCCCACGAAGCGAGCGGGGAGCTTCCAGAGCCCAGCCTTCGGATGGACGTCGAAGTGCTCAGCGGCGGCCTTCAGCAGGCTCTCGTCCTTGCCCTCGCGCCCGTAGCGGCCGGAGATGGCCTCGAGCCCGTAGTTGAACTGCAGCTCGTCCAGGAGCGGCTCCGCGACCCCGATGTCCCTCCAGGTGCAGGGCGAGTCGATGAAATCGACCCCCTCCTGGGCCATCCAGTCGCAGTCGTAGCCCAGGTTGCAGCCGACGAGCTGCCCCTTGAACAGCCGAGCCTGGGCGGCCAGATACGCGAGCGCCGCGTCCGGGTTCTCGACGTTGTCGCCGCCCTGGTGGCGCATCGGGACGTAGAATCCCGGCCCGCCCTCGATCCGAAAGCTGTACCCGACGAGCATCGTGTCGTCGCGGCGGGCCCCGCAGCCCATCTTCTTGATGTCGGGGTCCTTCGTCTCGACGTCGATCGCGACGCGCGCGGACGCGTTCTTCGGCCACTCGGGAAGATCGCCCACGCGCGGCGGACGCCAGTCAGACTCAGGTACGAACATCGGCATCTGAGTAGCGGAATCGCCGGTCTGGTCCTGGTGCTTACGACTTCTGGGCTTCGCCACGGGCGGACTCGACAAGTGAAGCAAGGAGGAGTGCAGCGTGGTTCAGTTGGTTGGCGTCGTAGCCGTTGGAGATGATGGAGATGACGATCTTCTCGCGGAAATCGGTGATGAAGTTCGCCGCAAAATAGGTCTGCAGGACCATCGGACCGACGCGACCGGGCGGCTCGTAGCCATCCTGCTCGATCTCTTCGAGCTTCATCAGGACGTGCTGGGCCTTCTCCAGATCCTGCACGCCGTTCTTCTTCCGCCAGCGACTGACGTACTTGATCAGCATGAACTCGACGGCGCCGATCTTGTAGCGCCAGCCCAGGTCCCACGGCTGGAAATCGTTCTCTTTGTAGTGGTCGCCCCCGACCTGTACTGCGTTCGCGCTCATGCTGCCTCCGGTATCCCGTCTATTGGGAGTTGCTGGTCCTGGATCTCGTCGTCGATCATATCCACATAACGATACGTCGCGGTCCAGTACGTTGTGTATAGCTGACTGTGTGCCTCGGAGAGCCGGGAGAGGTAGAAGAGGCGCCGAGCCTCTTCCGCTAGCTCACTGTATCGGTCTGAGTCTGACGACCACGCGTAGAACCGATCGTGGCGTTCTAGTCTCTCCCAGTACTCTTCAATGCTAAGCGGTATCATCCGGCGTTTCGATCATCGTTTTCTCGACGGTAAAGCCAGTGCATTCTTCACCGATGAGAAAGGTCGACGCCGACGGGCTCGTCTCGTCCGGCGTAACCAGGAGCAGGACCGTCTGGTTGGGAAGCATTTGCAACGCGTGATTGCAACGTCCGAAGACCATGTCCTCGCCGATCGTGCGATGCACGGTCAGCGCCGAAACGATCTCGGGCGGCGAGATCATCGCACGCTCCTGCATCGCCTGATTGAGGCGTCGCGCCAGCTCCTCCACCTGGGCTTCCAGGTTCTTGTTCCGGTTGATCAAGTTCGTTTCCGTATTCTGCTTTGCCATCAGTCTTCCCTGTTATGGGCCAGCAGCCGCTCGAGATCCTCGTGCGACGGCATCGGCCGTTCTTTCCACGGCCACGTCAGCGGCGTCCAGCCGAAGAGCGTGAGTCCGATGAAGTAGATCGGGGGAACAATCACCCCGAGAAAGAAGGCGAGTGCCCCGCGTGCGTAGCGGTCATCGACGAAGAGACGCAGCGTGCGCATGTGGAACTGCTGATCCATGCAGCGCATCAGGGCGAAGTCGATGAACGGCTTCTCGGTGAAGAGCCCGCGCCACCCACCCTTGCCGACGTGGTAGCCCAGATCGTGGAGATCGCAGCACTCGTCGAAGTTGGCGCCGACCAGCTCGTCAGGAACCAGCTTCTCAGTCAGGCCTGCGCCGCAGCCGTTGGGGAGGAATTTCGTCGGTCGGAACCCGAATCGTTCAGCCAGCGTTCGCATCTAATCGTCTCCTCCACCCATCAGGTGGTGCCAGTAGTACAGCATTCCAGGGTTCGCGACCTGGGGCGGCGGGGGCTCAGGCGTGCCCTTCTTCTGCCGCTCGATCATGTCCTGGATCTCTTTCTCGCCTATTTCTTCGACCAGTCTGATGAACGCCGCCCACTCCTCTTCCGTGCAGTCGAGATCTTGCTCTGCTCTGGGCATGGCCGGGTACACTCCAAACACTAGTCTTCCAATTCCGGCTCCCAGACACGCTGCTTGATCGAGATCAAGTCGATCAGGTCAGCATCTGATTCGTCATCAGACACGAAGTCCATCTCGACGTCCAGGCCTTGCTGAGACATGAAGCTGATCTGGGTGTTGATCTGCCGCACCTGCTCGACGAGCTTCTCGATTTCGGCCTTCATTCGCAGCTCCTGATTCCGTTCTCGTCGATGGTACACGCTGCGGCCGTTTCGTCCACCGCCGTCATCATGCCTTCGCGCTTGCCGCCAGAGGTGAACGTCGTACAGCCCTTGGCCCCTTGCTCCCAGGCGCGGACGTAGATGCTCTTGAAGTCTTCCCAGGGCATCGTGTGCGGCACGTTGAGCGTCTTGCTCACCGCCGAGTCTACCAGCTTCGCGGCAGTCGTCAGCACGGCCAGATGCTCGTCGACCGTGACCTCCGCCGCGCTCTTCCCACGGACGTCCAGCTGGGCCAGCCCGTAGTCCTGGAGCGTGACCTCCACCTGCCCCTCAGGCATGTGAACCATCCGCCGAGCCTCGTGCGCGAACACCGGTTCGATCCCTGAGCTGACGTTGTCCGCCGCCATCGAGATCGTCCCGCACGGCGCGATCGAGGTGAGGTGTGAATTGCGGATGCCGTACTTGCGGATCTTCTCCTGGACGTCCTGGTGGAGCGTCGCGAAGAACGCGCTGGCCTGATACAGCTCACTGTCGTAGAGCTTGAAGGAACCCTTCTCTCGAGCCAGCTCAGCCGATGCGTCGTAGCTCTCGTCGCGGAGCGTCCGCAGCACCTGGGCTTCGAAGTGCAGGAACCCAGGCGAGCCGTACGGGTGGCCCAGGGCCTCGCCGGCGTTCGCGAGCGCGGTCACCCCGAGCCCCATGCGACGCTTGCTCTTTGCCTCCTGCTCCTGCTCGAACAGCGGGTAGGTGGCGCGGTCGACGACGTTGTCCATCGCGCGCACGACGGGCGGGATGTCTGCCGCGAACGCGTGCCAGTCGAAGCCCAGGAACTGCCCCTGGGTTCCCCGCTGCAGGTACTTCACGAGGTTGAACGAGCCCAGAAGGCAGGCGCCGTACGGCGGGAGCGGCTGCTCTCCGCACGGGTTCGTCGCTGCGATCTTCTCGCAGTAGTAGAGATTGTTCATCTCGTTGATGTGGTCGATGAAGAGGACTCCGGGCTCACCCCAGTCCCAGGTCGAGCGCATGAGCATTTCCCAGAGCGCTTTCGGATTGACCTCGCGCTCCACCTGCCCGTCGAACCGCAACTCGAACGGCCGATCGTTCTGGAGCGCCAGCATGAACTCGTTGGTCACGGCGACCGAGAGATTGAAGCCGGTCAGCCTATCGCTGTTCTGCTTCGCGTGGATGAACTCCTCGATGTCGGGATGGTCGATCCGAAGCACGCCCATCTGAGCGCCGCGCCGGTGTCCTGCGGAGGCGACGCAATTGCAGATCGCGTCGTAGATCCCCATGAACGAGACCGGGCCCGTCGAATTGGATCCCGTGCGGCGCACCTTCGCGCCACGAGGCCGCAGGCCTGAGAAGTCGTATCCGATACCACCACCCAGGCGCAGCGTCTCGCAGGCTTCGGACGCGCGACCCATGATCGAGCCGTGTCCCTCGCGGAAGCTGTCGGCGATCGTACCACTGACATAACAGTTGTACGGCGTGATCGATCGGCTGCTGCCGACCGCCGCCTGGACACGTCCGGCCGGCATGAACCGCATGTTGCGGATGATGTCGCGGAACGTCCGGTAGTGCGCCTCGTCGTCGGACATGGCCGAGGCGATTCGGTTCATCGCTTCTGGGAAGCTCTCGCCTGGGCCTCGGTATTTCTCGTCATGAACCTGATCACAAAAGGGATGCTGCGGGCCGAACTCAGACAACTGTTTTCTCCGATGCTTGAAGGGGTCGGCGATCATACCACGATCGTCACGGACTTTGCAGCCCGAGTGATTGCGGTGTAAAGCCACCGTTGCGCGTCGTCCCGAAATGCGCCGCTCTCGTCGAACACCATGACGTGGTTCCACTGGCTGCCCTGGGCTTTGTGGCACGTCACCGCGTACGCGTAGTCGAACTCCTGGTGATCCTTGCGATCCCACCAGGGGATGTCCTTGACGTTCCCACCGAACGCTGCGGCCCAGGCGGTCACCCCGACCTCGAACGCGTTCTCCACGCCGTGCTCGCTGATCAGCATCGAGACCAGCTCTTCTTCGAGCGTGACCACATCGGCCGTCCAGATCGTGCCGTTCAGGATGCCCAGGTCATGGTTGTTCCGCAGGCAGATCACCTTCTCGCCCTCGACCACCAGCTGATCGCTGGGATATCCCAACAGCTCGCGGCAGCGGCGATTGATATTGTGACGCGTAGCGTTTCGCCCACAGAGCAGCTGGTCCTGCGCCATCGGCAGCTCCGGGTCGAGCTTGCTCTTCCGCATGACGCGGCTGATGCCGTAGTCGCCCACGGAGAGCTGTCGGCCCTCGCGCACGAGCGTCGCCAGATGGATGATCGGATCGTTCTCGGCCTGCCGGTGGATGCTCGTGAGCATGTAGTCCGGCTTCTGGTCGGTGAAGAACCCGCCGGACGCGACGGGAGGCAGCTGGGCCGGATCGCCCAGGACGAGCACCTTCGTGCCGAAGCTCAGCAGATCCTCGCCCATGTCCACGCCTACCATCGAGCACTCGTCGATGATCAGCAGGTCCAGGTCGCGGACCTCGGAGTCCATGTTCAGGACGAAGCCGGGCTTGTTGACCTCGGTCTTCTCCTCGTCGATCTGCTTCTTCAGCACCTTGATCCGGCGCACCGTACGATCGTCGGGCTCTTCCTGGGCTTCGAGTTCGACCAGCTCGTTGGTCAGTGTCTCGAGCCGGCGCTTCGACTTGTTGTACGGGATGTAGATGAGCGAGTGGATCGTAGTTGCGGGGCAGCCCTTCGATACGAGAACCGATGCAGCCTTGCCAGTGTAAGCGGCGAATGCAACGCGTCCTCCAGTATTCTCAGCAAGATGCCTAGCAAGCGTAGTTTTTCCAGTACCCGCATAGCCGAAAAGGCGAAAGACCTGCTCACTGCCACTGCGGTACCATTCGCCCACCGCAGCGAGCGCCTTCTCCTGGTCGGGAGACCATTCCATTGTATTTCTCCGAAGGAAGCGGGCGCCCCCATGAAATAACCCCCCGGTCATCCCCGGTAGGGGCGCCCTAACACCGTTCTGTCTGACCCAATCCAATACCCCGTCAAAATAACGAGGGGTCAGACACTAGGGAACATCCCTAGAACGGAGCATCTCCTTCGCCTTCGCCGGCAGTGTCGACCGCGCCCTTGTCGGACGTGGACATGTCAGCCTTGGCGATGCCGTCCTTGACCATCTGGTGCATATCGCGACCAGCCCGGAACAGCTCGTGATCGGAGCCCAGGAGGCTGTCGAGCAGCTTCCCGT